TTGAATCATACGGTTACAGACTGAATGAATACAAAGGTAACTTTGCAAAGAATACAGACTGGAAAGAATGGTCTCAAGAGATGCAAGACTACTGCGAACAAGATGTTGTAGTTACTAACAAACTATGCAAACATTTCCACCGTTACCTGATTGGGTCAAATTAGAACATCAGGTAGCTCAACTACTCACAGAACAAGAGATCCATGGATGGTATTTTGACGAACTATCTGCACGGAAACTTGAATCTACTCTCAGAACTGAGTATGAAAAGACTACTCAGGTATTACGAGACAGGTTCCCTTTCGTCGCAGGACAGGAGTTTACTCCTAAAAGAAATAACAGCCGCCAAGGATACATCGAAGGGTGTCCATTTACCCGACTAAAAGAACTTAACCCTACATCTAGGGACCACATAGCATGGATACTTTCCACACATTGCGATTGGCAACCGTCCTCACTGACGAATTCAGGCAAGGCGGTTATAGACGAGACAGTATTAAAAGATATTGGAACGGATATTGCTCTACAATTTCTGACACTACTGGATCTGACGAAAAAGTTAGGGATGATATCCGAAGGCGTGAACGCATGGCAGAAGCTTGTTACGAAATCTAGGATTCACCACCACTGTTCGGTAGCTACTCAAACTTTTAGAGCAGCCCACCGATCTCCAAATTTGGCACAGGTGCCGAGTGATGAAAGATTTAGAAGACTTTTCACTGCCTCGCCTAATCTCCGCATGGTCGGGAGTGATCTTGCTGGGATTGAGCTACGCCTGCTGGCCCATTATCTTGCAAGATGGGATGGA